GATATATTACCATGGGAACTTCTGCTACATGACGAAAATCTTTACCTGGTGTATGTTCAGATAATTGTTTTACATAGTCTAATGTTGGTTGTATGTCTTGTCTTGTTTGATAAACAACCTTGTCATCTTCTGTAGCAAAGATAGATTTAATACCTTGTCTATGATCTATTAATGTAGTTTTTGCCATGTATGAATTTTAGCACAAAAAAAAGGGAAGCCGAAACTTCCCTTAAAGCTTATTGATTAAACTTATCTTATGATACGTTTAAGTCAGCAACGACACCGTGAGCAGCTTCGTTAGATACTTCTAATCCATACTCACATACAATCATTTTTGTTTCAGCATCGCCTATTGTAGCAATATCAACAGTTTGGAAGTCTCTTAGGTAAGATACTTTCGCAAACTCTGGATCTACTAACAATAAAGTTCTTTCTCTACTTCTGTTTGATGGAACGATTTTTAGTTCACCAAAGTCAGATGAATAGATAGCTACTGAAGCTTCAACTGTATTAGCATCAACAAACTGTCTAGCTTGTGTTCTTCCTGTGAAACCAGAAATAACTTGTTTGTTGTGTGGACCACAAATAGCCATGTTTGGCTCTGCGCCACTAGCAAACATTTGCTGTAATACGTCTTTTAAAAGATCTTCTGTAAGGTCTCTTTGTGTACCGTCTGTTGGAGCAGCACCACCACCAGTAGAAGAACCACCTGTTCCTCTTGACTCGTTAGTTTCAACCCAAGACTCAAAACCACCAGTTACCCTAGCTGTTGTAGCATTACCAGTTGTTTTATCTCCATTTTTACATAGAGCTTCTTCCATATCTCTTTTAAGAGCTTTAGCCATAATAGCTAGTTGGTGAGCCATTTCTGATCTCTTACCAGCTGGGTCTGAAGCATCTTGTGAGCCTGTTACAGTAGCATCTCTGCTTGAAATCATAGCAACATTACTTACTCTTGATGTAGCAGTAGCTGTTGATCTTGAAAGCTCAAAACCCTCTAACTGTCCACTAGCACTTGGAGTTGGTAATACTTCTGTTTGCCAATCAAACACTACGTTTTTAATATTTCTTTTGCCTATTGATGACATAAAAGGTGTTTGCATAGGAGAGATGTTGTAAATAATATTACTTAAATCTTCTCTGTCAGCAGTAGCCGAATATGTGTCAAAAGCGTTAGTTACTTTAGCCATTTTTATATTCCTTTAAAATTAAATTAATTGTTCAAATACTTTAGCCGCATCTGAGGTTTTCCCAGTTTTGGCCAACCTTTGTTTTGCTTTCTTCACAGGTGTTGTCGTTTTTGGTCGGTTAGTCGTACCAGGTCTCGCAACTCTTGCTGGTGCTTTTTGTGTTGGTTTTTTCTTTGTGGCTTCAACTGTTCGAGAGTTTAACCAAGCATTTCTTAAACCAAGCAAAGCACGATAATCATAAACCTGTTGTATCTCTTCAGGAGTATATTCCAACTCCTTCATTGCATACTCGCTAATAGCAGCTTTTTCTTTGGCAGCAACCTCTGGGTTTTGCCATTCTGGGATTATTTCAAGAAGTCTTTGGTTGCCGTATTCAACTGCTTTTGCAATTTGTTCTTGCTGTTTAGCAAAGGCTTCTTGTTGAAGTCTTTGTTGTTCAGCACTTACAGCACTAAGCTTTTCTTTCTTTTCATCCCAAAGCTGTTTTTCGCGAACATAACCAACAGGATCATCTTCATACAAAGCGTTCCAATCTGGTTCGTTAGCCAGTTCGCCCTTTAATTGGGCTTCCATCTTCGGTAACAACTGCGAATATATCGCATCTCTTTGCGCTAACTCTGTTTGCTGCTGCTCAATAGTCTTACGCTGTTGAGAGAGTTCCTGTGTCTTGCGCGTATAATCTTGCTGACGAGAATATCCGTTGATAAGTTCATCTTGCGTCACCTCAACTTCTTGACCATCTACTTTTACTGTAAATGTCTGAGGTTGCAAGGCTTCCTCTTCAACATTGGTTTGTTCTTCATCCAGTTCTTCATCCCCTTCATCAAAACCCTCTTCATCTTCAACATCTTCTTCAAGAGTTTCAGGTGCTTCAAGTTCTTCTTCAAGGACTTCTTCTTCAACTACTTCTTCTGTTTCTGTGACTGCATCCTCAACCTTTTCCTCTTCAGGGGTTAAGAAACTTTCAAACATAGAAGCAGCAACTTCTTTATCAGTTTGTAAAGCAGTCGGTTTTCCGTTATTGCTCATATAAATACTCCTTAATGTATTTAAGGGTATTTTAGCTTAATAATGTGGGAAAAGGAAAGTTTTAACCGATTTTTCTAATCTTGTTTATATTAGCTTTTGTTAGCTTACCTTTCTCTGCAATGATACGCAGATGTCTTTCAACTTCTGGTAATAGTAATAATGATCTATGGATATCTTCTCTAGCGGTTACATCATCTATATCCCGTGAGTTTAACCAATGAGTTATATATTCGTTTTTAAGATTTTCTATTGCTTCTTTAAAAACATCACTTGTTAATATTTGTTCAGCTTGTGCAGCTTTAACTACTTCTTCGTGTGATACTGACATTATGCAAATAATCCTATTGGTCTTTGTTGTTGTACAGAAAATCTACCGCCAGTAGGTTCTTGTAAAGTTAATAATCCTTTTTCTAAATCTGATAATCTTGTACTAATACCAGATAAATCAGGAGCTTGATATGTTGGTATATCAATACCAGCAATAGCTCTATTAATATCTTCTTGTGTTACAAACTTAGATATATCAGGTTGTTGAGGCATTGGTATGTCTATGCCCTCTCTAGCTATAGATAAGAAATCTTCTCTTGTTGGTATTTGTGGTATATCTTCTAACCTAGCAAGACCGCTTATATCAGGAATATTAATACTACCTCTTATATCTTCCATAAGTTCTTTTCTTAATGCTTCTCTATCAATAGAAAAGTCTCTTCCTGTAGGAACTTCTGGTATTAATGTTGGGATATCTTCTCTTCTTATAAATTGTGATAAATCTGGTTGTTCAAAAGTTGGCATACTTTCTGCAATTCGTTCTTGTACTATTCTATCTATAGCATCTTGATCTATACCACCACTAAATAGTTTGCCTATGTTCATTAAGTTTTCTAAAGATGAAGTATCTCTTCTGCCACCAAATATATCTCTAAGCGGAGGCATCTTCATATCTCTATCAACTGGTATATTCACACCACCAATACCTGTGCCAAAATATGTTGGATCGTCAGGAGTTTCATAAGTTATTGCTGGCGGTGTAAGTTTTTCTACATCTCTAGGTATATTTAATTGTTCTTGTGTATAACCCATGGGTTGTTCTGGAGAATAACTTACGCCTGGTGCAATGACTTGTGACATTGGTATGCCACCTGCTATAGAACGTGCATAGTCGAAACCAGAACGATATGTAGGATCTGACATTGGTATTGTATAACTACCAAAATCATCTGGACCTAATACAGGGCCTTGTTGTTGTTGAGCTAGATTAGCTAAATTTTGTAAATAGTTAATGTTAGGAGTGCCTGTTAAATTCATGCCCATTCCAGCAACTGGAGTTTCTAAGGCTTGTGAACCTACTATATCTAATAAATCTTCTAGTCTTTGTGCCATATTAACCTGTAATTAACTTGTCCATCTTTGCGTCTAGTTTGTCTAAACGATCTATAACTCTATCTATGCTGATTGCAAATTCTTCTTTAGTAACATAGTTTCTTGCTACTTCTTCACGAGTCTTATTGAGTAGTATATCAACTCTTTTTAATTCTGTCGCGTTTGTTCTAATGCCATGTATGATAGGTGCAATTACCAAAGTAATAATAATGTTCCAATACATTAATGGGTCCATTAGTAACTCCAGATATGCGGTCTTGGTCGACCTTGTGAGTCTTTAGATATATCTAAGTGTATAAACCTAGCACCGCCTTTTTGATTTACACCAATACCAGTAAACCCATAGTCTCTAGCTTTAGATATAATTTCTAATGCTTGTTTACCTCGTACACCTATGTCAGCTGCTAAACCTAGTGCGTGTGTACCTGGTTTTGATTTTTTTATTTCTACAGGATGGTCAGCACATCTAAAACCACTTGTTATCTTAAATGGAAAACCACAGTCAGTTCTAAGTGCTTGTAGTTTGTCTATAAGCTCATGTTCTATTTTGTTTTCACCACAATGCTTACAAGCAAATTCTTCTAGTTTAAAATTATCCCAACTCATTTTCTTGCTATTCCTTTAGTTTTTTCAAAAGTTCTAAGTCCGCCAAGTCCTAACATACCCATTAATACAGTCATTAACGATCCCATGTCAAAGGATGGTAATACAAAAGATATTCCAAATGCTGAGAGTGAGAAGATGATAATAGGCTGCAACAAAAAGTGATAAAGCATAGCAACGCCACAAGTCCAACCCACAAACGGCCTCCATCCGCTAACAAATATAGATTTATGGCCAGCTTCAATTTTATTAATTTCAATCTGAGCCATATTCGCTTTATGAAGTTCGGTTTTAAGTTCATGGTTTAGTTTTGCTTGTAAGTCCTTATCAGGTACTAGCTTATTAACTATGTCGCTTACTGGACCTATAAGTTTGTCAATCATTTTTTAGTTTTCTTTACTTTTTTCTTTTTAGGTGGTCTACCTACTTTGCTTCCGTATGTTCCTTTTCCTCTTGGCATAATCTTTCCTCATCTATTGTATATATCGATAGTTTTTGGCTTTTGCCTTTTACACTTATCGGTTTTAATAATTTTAACTTAAATTTACAATTTATGGCAGTAGAATAACCAATCAATATATCTTTTCCTACTTCTTTGGTTGCAGATTCTAGTCTTGCTGCTGTATTTACGCAGTCTCCGATAGCAGAATAATCAAATCTTGTATCGCTTCCCATATTACCAATAACAGCTACGCCAGTATTTATACCTATACCTATATCAATGCCTAAGTCTGCTTTCTTCATGTTTTCTTTTATTTCTATAGCCGCTTCTACAGCTTTGCTTCTATGATTGTCTAAATTTATTGGTGCATTGAATATAGCCATCATTGCATCACCGATATATTTATCTACCATGCCACCATGTTTTTGTACTGCATCTGATTGTATGGTCAAAGCCTTGTTCATAATCTTGGTTACTTCTTCTGGTGCTAGTTTTTCTGACAAAGATGTAAAACCTCTAACATCTGTAAATAAAAATGTAGCTTCTTTTTTCTCACCACCAAGTTTTAGTAAGTCAGGATTATCTTGTAATCGTTTTATTTGTCTTGGATCTAAATAATGTTCAAACTGTTTTTTGATTTGTTGACGCAGTTTGTACTGCTTTTTGTAGTTTACATAGAAGGCAACAGTAGAAGTTATGATTTGTGAGATAAAAGTCCACGAAAAATCCAACAAAATGCCTTTCTGAACGCTTAAAACCCCTGAGAAGCCCGTGGTAAATAGCAAAATTACAGCTATACTTAGACCCTTAACTACACCGAGATAATTGATTGTGAGCCATGTCAGCGACACAAAAATTCCAAAAATCAAAATTTCGGCAGCTAATGACCAATCTGGAATCCTTGGTGAGTTTTCTATGAGTATTGACTCAGATAATGCAGCTTGAATTTTATGTGGCTCTAATAATCCAGCTGGTGTTGCAATTTGTGGCATGATTCCTGGAGCAGTAATACCAACAAATACAAATTTATTTGCAACATCTAATTCTTGTAAATTAGTTTGTGGTGTATTTACCCAACTAATCCATTTACGACCAAGACTGTCTGTTTTAATCGGTGGCAACCCTCTGACTGATATTTCTTGTATACCAATGTCATTGGTTGTAATGATGTAAGTTTTTGCACCTACTAAACTTTTTAATACCTCTGTACCAAAGGAACTAACATAACCGTCTGGTGTTCTAAGTAGTAAGGGTATACGTCTGACTAGATTATCAAGATCGGTGGGTGCAGCAGATATACCTTCTTGTATATAGTTTCTTCTGAGGTTGTGAGTATTCTGTACCACACCCTTTGCTAGCATACCACCAACATCAGGACCTTTGATTACCGTACCAACAGTTTTTGGGTATATTTGATTTGGGTATTCAAATGAAGCCAAAATAGATGTACCATTAGCAAGAGAGTCTGCAAAAAATTCATCACCGCCAAATCTATCTGGATGCGGAAAACCAACAACCCAACCCACACCTAACGCACCAGCATCTATAATCTGTTTATGTATTTCACCTAGTCTTTGTCTTGGTATTGGCCAACCACCCTCTGCATCTATATCTTCTTCGGTTATATTTAAAATAGTAAAGTAACCAGATGGTTGTTGTTTAAGCACAAGATAATCAAAGACTTTTAGTTTTAGTATTTCTGTAGGCGTGCTTTGGAATACTAAAGGTAATCCTAGTATTATAAGTATGGTGAATAGTAGTCGTTTCATTAATTACTTTGAGTGATTTTTATAGTGCTACCAGTACCACCGTTTATCTTTACAATATTTGATGTTCCGTCTTGTATAAAGATAACAGTATAACTACCAGCAGAATCTATATCTACTCTAGCAGCATCGCTGACACTACGCATAAGTGTTAATACTTCACCTGTCACAAAAGATGTTATCTGTGTTTGTAAGTCTTGACCTAGTTGTGTACCAACTATGTTTGTAGATGTAGCATCTTGTGCTAATTGATCCTCTTGTTTTATTTCTTGTAGTGCATCTATAACATCTAGTAAATCTTCTAAGAAGTTTACATCAAGATAATTTATATCTAACTCTGTAAACTCTAGTTCTTTGTCTGAATCTAAAAAATCTTCTTCTAGGTAATCTATGTCTAAGTCATTGAAATCTAGTATGTTTTTCTTTTGTGTTTGTGTAGTTTCTTCTATAACCACCTCTTCTTTTGGTGGATTGACAATAAGCATATTGTCTATAAGGTCTAGGGTTAGGTCTAAGATTACAGGCGGCGTAGGTGACTTTTCAAATACATCTACTGTTGTAGCTTCGTAGGGTTTGTTAAGTGTTACTGTACCCATGGCTGTAGTAACAACTATCTCACCACTAGAATTACCAAACTTATCTGGAAGAAGTATTAGCAACGACCTACCTATTTCATCTACGGTTACAGTAAAATCTGTTCCTCTGATTGCTATGTTTGCAGTAGGAGTTTTAAGATCTATATTGTTTTTATCTATCTTATTTAGACCACCAGTAATAAACCTGGCTGTACCCAAACCAAAGGTAATGGCCATTTTAGATTTACTAGGGTTAGGGTCAAAGATATATTCGTCTATGGTAAGTTGCGAATGTTCGGTTAGTTTAACTTGTGAGTCGTCTAAAAACCTAATAGCCATACGGCCATCAGTTGTTATAGCTTCATCGTTTTGTTGGATGTTAAATGCTAGTTTAGCGTTATAAGACTTATCCCTAACAACACTAGCTTCGCCAGTTAATTCAGATATGTTGCCTACGTCAACAGCTTGTGCTTGTTCCGCCATCGTTCTGAACGACACAAATAGTACCGTTAGAACCAGTAGAGTTAATCTGTAACCAATCACTAGCAAGGGTTGACGACTGTATGATATTAAATGTTCTGCTGTTACCTGTTTGGTCAAGATAGAAATATCCACCTGCATATCCACTTCCTGTAAAGTTTACTGTATTACTATCCCCATCTACATCAACATAGTTAGTAGCACCATCATAGTTTATATCAAAATCAAATGTGTTGCTGTCGCCGTTAATTATCCAGTCTAAGTCGAGCGTGCCTGCAAGTGCAGATGTACCAACGTCTAATGTAAAGTCATTGGAGCTTCCAGTAACATCTACATTAAAATCAGAACTATCTATACCATAGGTATCTGTTGGGTCGCCTTGTATAGTAAAGGTATTACTATCTCCGTCAAACTCAAAAAAACCTGTGATGTTATCACCAAGAATATCACCCAAGAATTTATTAGTATTACCTATTTGGTTTATGTCTAATGTTAGGTTTAAACCATCTAAGTCCAATGCTGTAAGTGTGCCTGCAACAGAATTAAGTCCGCCAATAATGTTAGATGATCCTAATTGTTCTAAATCAATGTTTGCTGTAGAACCGCTTTGGTCAACGTATATTTCGTTATCAGCCGCGTATAGAGGCGACACAATCATCATCGCAATCAATAGTTTTAATTTCTTCATTTATATTCCAATATCCTCTGGTTGTTCCTTCCTTAATTGTTTGTAGCACAGCAGTTTCTATTGCTGTCTGTAGTGCTATATTGATTGACTCGTTCCTGACTAAACCGTTTTCTATTTCTACTAGTTCGGTACTGTCAGTAATGAAACGAAAAACATCTTGATCGATAGATGCACTTAATATTGTTTTAGTTACTAATACTTCTAGTAACACTCTACCTGTACTTACAGATACAGTTCGTAAAGATATAGTTACGGTGTCTTGCTTGTATTGCCTAGACATTCCAATGCCTAAGTATCTAGCACCAGCACCGCCAGACTTTACATTACTTTCGTATGATATCACGCCACCTTGCATTATCAAACCTGCGAATAATAAATCTGGAAGCTTCTGTTTGTCTTTGTTTTGTTGTCTAGCACTTCTTATAATTTGACGTTCTTTGGTTACGTTATCTAAACCAACGCGCTCAACTACATCGAAGAAACCATCTTTGTTACTACCTGCGTGTTTTAAGGCTCTTATAAGGTATGCGTCTGGTGCTTGAGTAACAGCAGATGAAAAAGTTGCATAAGAACTATTACTTCTTCTTTGTCCTGTTTGGTCTGTAAAACCACCTGTGTATATAGCGACAACTGGGTTTGTTTTATTTGCAGACTGTATGTTTGCAAGTTCAGGCACAAGCAATGTACCTATCTCAGGTTTTTCTATCTTTTGTATGGGTGGTAAGTTGTTTTCTAACGGATCTATTATTATTGCGCAGCTAGAAAGTAAAACTACCAATAGGAAGAGATATAGTTGTCGTATTACCATCTGAGTCTGTTATGTTTAAAGTTATGATACCGTCTACAACATTATACTCTATAGTATTACCTTCTAAACTTAAAACACCACTATCGTTTGGTGTTTCACCGAATAAGTTTTCTACAAGCTGTCGTGATAGTTGTGCGTAGATTCTTGACTCTAGGTTTCTAATAAATCTTGCAAGGGTGGTATTTTCTTTGTCTCTTTCTATTTCATCTTGTAAAGCTTTTAGTTCTTGTTTAATTGTCATCTTACGATTGAACTGTTGGTTTTCTATAGTCAGATAGTGCGCAGAAGTGCCAACGCCAGAGAATGAAGGTGATTTAAATTTATGCACCATTTCGTCAGCTGCAAGGCTTTGTCCTACAATCATTAAAACCATGATTGCACCCATAAAGAAACACCATATAGCTACTCTAGTTTTAGCGGCTTCTTCTTGGTCTATCTGTTGTTTTGTCAATCCTCTTTTTTGGTAACTTGCCATTAGTCCTTCCTCTTATCTTTTCTCTCCGCCTTAGATATTTTATTAGTATCTATAAGTTGCGGAACGCCTAACATTGTTTTAATCATAGTATCTTGTCTAATGATTTCATTATCCAAAGATCTAACTCTATCTATTAATGCTACTAAAATACCATGCTGTGTGTCTAGTTTTGTGCCAAGACGTTCTTCCATGGCTGTGAGGGATGTATTGACTTTATCATCAACGGTATCAAGTTTAGTTTCCATACCATCAATGATTCTGTTGATTAGTTTCCAAACAAACATTCCCAAGCCAATTGCTGCGGCTATAGGAAATCCTAGTTCAGTAATTAGAACTACGACATCATTCATTTATTATTTCTTTTTCTTTTTTAACTTTTTAAAATCAGCAGCAGTAATTTTTTTTCTTGGTTTAGCTACCGCAGCTAATTTCTTTTGTTTAGGTGAATATTTTTTATAAGGCATTACTTCTTCCTTTTCTTTGCAGTCTTGGCTGCTTTTTTAAAAGCTTTAGCTGTAGGTGCGCCTTTTGTTCCAGGCTTTCTCATTGTCTCGCCAGAACCTTTTTTGATTCTTTTTCTTTTGGCGTGAATATTTGCGTATAGTCCTCTTGGCATAATTATCTCCTTACCATTTTTTGCAAGACCAATATCTTGCTGTTAATTTACTTGGGGGGTTAGTGTCACATTTATGTCTTGCTCTAAATGACTTACGCCTTTTTGGCTGGTCTTTCTTGATTGTCATGTTGGGATCACCGAAACGAACGAGTCTTGTTTTATCACCTTGCTTTGCAAGTACAGCAAACTTTTTAGATTTGCCTGGTGTTCGTTTTGGTTTGTTATAACCGCTAAACCTTTCGCCTCTGTATGTAATCGCCATTATTTCTTCCTTGGCCTACCTCTTTTTTTAACAACTGGTGGGGGTGACATAAGACCATCAAACCAGTTTAAAAACTTGTGCATAGTTTCTTTTAACCATACCCAAAACTTTCTTATGTATTTCATTAGTGTACCGTCCTTTCTTCATAATAAATTATTTCAGAATCTGTTTTTACTTCGCCACCTGACATAATCGACATAATCTGTAGTGCATGATTTTTATTCTTTGCTCTTATTTCTTTACCTACATAAACCATGTCATCAATTATCACTTCAATATCATATATTTTGTTGTGGCACATTGTTTGTAAATAATCCTTGAGCTTGAGCTTTTGCATTTTGTCTTATTCCTTCTCTATCTCTTTCCATAACTGCATTTATTTCTGCAATATTAATCTGTGCGCCATACTTAGCTTGTAACTCTAAAGCTTTAACTCTAAGTTGTGCTTCTTCGATATCTCTTTGTCTATCATCATCCATGATAATTTTCATTCTATCGGTTTCTGCATCAATGATAGCTTTTTGTGCTTGTACCTGTGCTTTCTGAGCTTCAGCTTGTGCTAGTAAAGCAGCTGGGTCTGGCTGTGGTGGCTCTTGTGGTTGCGGTGGCATAGGCGGAACTTCTGTATTTATGAACGATTGTGCGTCTTGGAAGCCAGCTAACTCGATCATTCTTGTCAAAGTGTTTGCATATTGTTGCATTGATACTAGAGGATTCTGTGGCCCTAGTAATTGCAATATTTGTTCTTGTTTACCTGCTAATTGTGTTAAAACTTGGAATTTTTCCTCGTCAGATGACTTAGATATA